TTTCACCTTTCGAAGTCATGAAGTCATTTAGCTGCTCCCACTCAGGGCCTTCAGCATTTGCTCCAACCATACACTCACACAGTAGCGGATTTAGTTGGATGACTCGGAGAATAGGTAAGAAGTACATGCGAATAATAAGTTGTAACGCAATAGGTGCACTCTGAAATACACGCACCTTATCCTTAATCAATTTTGTAGCTTCATCCTTTAAACACGCTTTCCATACACAATAAGCACGTTCACCAGCTAACAAAATCTTCTTAATACGTTCAACTTCTTCCCAAATTTCAGGAACAAATGTTCGTGGTCTACCACTATCTGGATATTCATCTGGATTAAGATCAATCAGAAGTTTGGTCTTCTTTCCAGACAACGGCCATCCAGGTGAAGTATTAAAATTCATTGGATCTATAAAACGCTTTCCGATAATCCCAGAAACTGTCTGAACTTGTGTTAGAGGTTTACACTCTTTAAATAATTCAGGCAATTTCTCACGAATCTTCAGAAATTGCATCCGATAGCAACGAACAGCTTTCACTACAATACTTCCTAGTGATAGAGACGGATGAGACAATTGTTCCAATGCCACCTGATAAGGGTAGACACCTTCACCTTTCAATTTGGGGGGTCCCCACTTTTGTGGTACTCCAGTAACTTCCGCAACAAGATCAGATATGATTGTTGGTACTACTGCTGAAACAGGAGTAGCTCTACCAGAGGTGGGACCATAAATCTCAATTGAACATCCCTCAGTTAAGAATCGTGTAGCACTCTTTCGATGTATTTCACCATCCTCAACTAATTTCTTTCCAAATTGATCTTTCGGTAAAGTTCCTCGACTTGCAGTTCTGACAATACCAGGGACTTCGGCTAAATGTTTCAAGCCTTTCTCAACCTGGTCATATGTCAAATAACCACAACCACCTGTGCGACCTTGTCCACACAAATGGAAACCGAGAATTGTCGTTCCTTTTCCTCGGGAAACAAGGGGGGACATACACATTCCATCCGCAGTATCAAAGGGTAATTTATAAGTACCTCCTGGTATGTGCTTCATAGAATAATGGTCAATACCCGTACGATCATGTCTATAAAATGTTTTTGCAAATTCAATATCACCACTCTTCTCTTTTAAGATAAAAGTAGCTTCTGAATCTGATACAGCATCCATAGGCAAGAACTTCCGCATATCTCCCATACTTCCAGCACTAGGAGTCCAACAAATCACAAAATCTGTACCGGGAACAACATATGTATATTCCTTAGCGATTTTATCTCGGAAATTACCACCTGTTACTTTTGGATTTCGTCTCCAACAACGAACATCGAAATCCAAATGGCCTTCTTCCCAATGCTTCTTAACAAAATGAGCAGGAAGAATCATGAAATTACTTTCAATAAAGAACCCACGAATAAAATACTTCGCACTTTCGACATAAACAAGATTTTCACAACATAAATTAGCTAAATCGTGTGATGTCGTAGTTTTTGAAGCTGTACTCATTGGTAATGGTGAAATGTAATTTGCAGCCCAAACGTTCGGTTCTGCATCGCGTTCCTCAATATCTTTCATTGATGTAGG